ATTTTCCATATTTCGCCTCTCATTTTAATTTATATATCTATAAATATTTTACAAATTAAAGAAAATTTCTATCTTCTTTTTCATTATAACCATTAACAGAAAAACTAAGATATGTTATATTGAATCCTTCTCTACATTTTGGATAACAAGCTAGAACAGACTCTAAATAAAGTTTTTGACGAATTAAATATTTCTTTACACCTCTATATTTGAGTCTTTTCCACCAACTAGATTTTTCATAAATTTGTAGTTTTAATTTAGTAATTTGAAGAATTCTATCTAATGTGCATAAGCATTCTAGAAGTTCGTGACTTAATCCGAATTTAGTATGATTGCAAGAATTGCATAGATCATAATTTCCCATACCTAGAGCAATACTTTTCTTTTTTCGCTTACAGATACAACAAACGCCCATTTTCGAACCCTCATCTATCAATTTATTTCTAAAATATTTACAAAAATTGCTTATCTTCTAAATCCAACTGGAACTGCTCCCAATTTAGAAGAATTCATATTATTATAATTAGCAGTCGGTAGAGCTCCTAGAGATCTACTAGATCCAACTCCATTAATGAATCCTTTGAATAATTTTCTATATTCATCTCTCATTATAATACTATAAGCCAAAACTGCAGATCTAAAAATATCATCTGTTGTATTTTCACCTTTTCCAACGCTCTTTCCCATCAAATCTACAACAGTTAAAGCTTGAAATATAAAATGTGAAATTGGTTTATTTTCAAAGCCATAAGGATAACTATCATTTCCTGCTAATTCTATATCATTTCCATTTAGTTCTGGAACTGGAAATCTAATCTGTTTATCATAAACTGCTTGTCTAAAAGCTAGAAAATCTCCATACTTAACCGAATATTGTTTAGTTTGACATTTTAATTTCTTATCATTATCTATATCTGATAGAATTTTAATATTTTGCCAACGATCCGTACAAACCATTTTGATATTTAATTGTTCTATCATTGGTTTTATAACTTCATCAAAAATTTTACTATAATTCAATGGAGATTCTGGTTCTGGTATGATTTCTACTAAAGCATCAAAAATTGGAATTCTAGTTCCATCTTGTTCTTCTTTTATATGAGCTATAGCAAAAGCAAAACTGTTATTAACTACCCCAGCATCCATAGCTAAAATTCTATTTGGTTTTTGAGTTTCAGTTCTTGGAATTATTAAAGATCCATAAGTTAGTTCTTGACCTTTCAATAGATGATGTTGTTTTTTAATCTTACATATATTAGATCCAGAAAAAGTCCCTTCAAAAATATCAAAACTAGAAAAGAATGCATTTGAACTATTTGGTGGAACAGCTCCAAAGTCTCTCCAAAATTCTCTTTCATTTTTATTACGTAAACTTTTCATAGTCGGACCGTCGAATGGCAATTTTGGATTTATCTCCCATGTAGCTAAATGAGCACCATACATAAATCTATCGTGCTTACTAGCTTCATATAAACGACAGATCTTATCTTTTTTAGAAGATGGACTAGATAAGTTAAAATTAATTGGAGCGGGTAAATTATCATAACCTTGTTCTAATTTAGTTAAATAAGCTTCCTTCGCAGTCATCATTGAGTTATTTAGTGCGGCATATATTTCATCTGCATCAAATTTAATTCCATCTGTATTACCTGCTAGCATCCAACCGATCTCATCAACTGCACAGCTTACACTAGTATTACCACGTAATTTTCTTTTATCTGGACCAAATGGAGCTATAAGTAAATTCTTATGTTTATATCTAGTAAATGTATCTTTAACTGCATACAATTCATCTTTTAGACCTTGATCGGAAGCAGCTTGATCTAAAAATTCGTGATATTGTTTGAACCAATTACCTTTTGTTAAATATTCATAAAGAGCATTATATAGTAACTGACGAGCTTTTTCAAATGACATACCAACTAATGGAATAGTAAATGGAGATCCAGGCAAAAGCTCATAAGTTTTTTGTAGATTAGGAACCTTTAAGAATTTATGAATTTCATAACCTAAGCCCATAGAAGTACTAGCACTTTTACCAGCTCTTTGTCCTAACAATAGAGTTAACTCTGTATGGGGATCTATAAGACCTTTTTTATAAAGTTCAGATTTTTTAGCTCCGCATTTTGGACAGATTCCATATTCTAATAACTGAACTTTTTGAAACATTATATCAAAAGATTCATTTACTGAAATATGTTCAGAAATTCCTTTTTCTCCACTAGCAAAATATTCCATATCAGTACAAATTGGACAATATTCTGAAAATAGTTTTATAAATATTTCAGCTTGCTTCGGAAATAATTTTGTTGGTATCATATTACCGATAAATTTTTCGCTATGAAAAAATTCTATACAATTTTTAGCTTCAGGAATTTCAGTATCATCTATAAAAGTATCGCGCCCTAAGTAATTAGTTTGACCTAGGAGTTCTTGAATATATTCTTCTGCATTAAATGACATAATTGAAACGCCTTTCATTTTTCATAATTTTATATATAAAATTATTAAATGAGAGGAGGCTACCAGTAACCTGATGATAATTTTTACTGATGCATCTTATATGCAACAAACTAAAGTTTCCGGATATGGATTTGTGATAGTTGATAAAAAATTCAATCATCGTGCTGGTGGATTCAGCTTTGAATGTAAGAATAACAATATTGCTGAGGTCGGTGCTATAGAATCGGCCTTAAAATTTGCAAAACGATTCGATTTATTTACTAATACAGATGATAAAAATCTAGTTATAATTACCGATTCTACATATGCTCTTAATAGAATACAGAGACCTCATTCCTCATATAACGATAAAGAAATAAAAATGTTAGAAAATATAAGAACTATATTACAGGAATGTCCTCTAAAATATACTATTTTTCATATTAAAGGTCACGGAAAAGACGATTCTAAATTTTCTGAATATAACAACTTAGCAGATCAAATAGCTGCTAGTTATAGATATTTAGGAGAAATAGAAAAACAGAAACAGATAAGCTTTGCTATTAGAAAGAAAAAATCTAAGAGAGGGCGGAAATGATACACTATCCAGGTGACGAAAACTTCAATAATTTAGGTCCTAAATTTCAAAGAGCTATAGAGATCAGAGCAGCTATAGAATGTTTAGCATATCAAATGTCTCAAAAATATGGCTCAACTTATAGTAATGAAAATAAAGTAATATTACTTTTTAATAAAATTTGCAAACAATTAGCTTCTAATACGGATGAAACTATAAAAGCATACCAATTATATGTATCTAAATTTGAAGAATATTATAATGCTAAGGATAAGAATTCTTGTTTAACTTCCTTAGCTTCAAAAAGAGCTCTAGAACTAGATGGAATTAAAACCTCAACAAAAATCTAAAGAGCTGACATTTTTTCTTCTAACCAACCCAGATTAGATTCTGGAACAAATCCAATAAAATATTTATATATAATATGTTCCTTATATCTGTCTTTAACTACTTTAGGTAGGTCAACTGGAATTCCATTTTTTAAAAAACAAATTTCATATTTAGAATCTATAAGATCTGAAAAATTAGAATCAAGTAAAATTGACATCTCTATTCCATTTTTCAATTTTTTAACAGCTCTAATAGTTCCAAGCCCATTAATCTCTTTTTCTACCTTAAAAAATTTCAATCCTCGTATAGATGTTAGCATAATATTTTCTCCTTTTTAAATCTTTTTCATACATATAAATATAATATATTTAAAATTTTATCAAGAAAATTTATTTAACCTCTGGATAACTTTTAATAAAATTTTAAACTTTTCGTTTTATAATAAAATTAGAAAATTAAAATATGGAGGAAATTAAAATGATTAGAAATTTTACAAAAGGATTATTTTTTGGATTTCTTGGATTTTGGGGAATTTATTTTTTGTTTATGTTTTTCTTAAATATGTTATTCTGGTTTCTAACCGATGAGTCCGATATGTACTATCAACCAATATGGAACATATTTATTATCTAATTCAATAACTCATCGTCTTTAACTAATTTTACATCAAAATCTAATTGAGCTGTATCAGAAATTAAAAAACCAGAATAACTACAGTTAGTTTTCAAACGAATAATTGAAAATAATTCTATAGCTCTACGTTTCTGATCTTCATTTTCAAATGGAGCTTCTTCTAAGAATTGTTTTAAACAAGAACAAGTTTGAATTACATCTATAATAGGTTTCCTTCTTTTTCCTTTGAAAACCCCTTCTATATTATCTGAACTATCTCCAAAACAAATTTTATGAAGAATTATATGCTTAAAATTTATTAAACCATTAAATTTTTCTGATAGATATTCTCTACCTCTAAATCCTTTATTAGTTCCAGGATCAAAAAAAGTAGTTCTATAATCACATAATTGTAGAAGATCATTATCTTTACTAAAGATACAGAAATTAGCTTCCGGATATTTATCTTTTAACTTAAATTTCATAGTAGAAATTAAATCATCAGCTTCTTCATCATCATTAGATATATGATATCCCGGAAAGAGCTTAAGAATATCTAGCATCTCTTTTCGGATATTTTTTGTTAGTGGATGACTACGACCTTCTTTATATTGTGGATTAACTTCTTTTTTCTTTATAATAGAATTAATTCCATCATAACAAAATACAGGTAAAATATTTTCATTAGCAAAAAATGAAAAACAAGTTTGAAGCTTACTTTCTAATATAGAGCAAGATATTCTAGCTACTTTACTCTCATTTGAAAGATCTGCTTGATTATTCAGTATACCAGTTGCCGCAAAATAAGACATATATAAAAACGGACTTACATCAAATAATAAAATCTTAATTTCTTCATTACTTAGGTTGGACATTTTTAATGGCTTTTTCTACTGATTCTAAAGTTGATATATAAGGTTCAGAACAACTATCAATTAATTTATCAACATCTAATACTTTCTTAATTTCTTCTTCGTTATTTACTCCAAGTGGATTAGATTTTTTTAATTTTTCAATAGAAGCAAAAAATTGAGTTCTAAAAATATTTAGTACATCTGGTGATAATACTGCTAAACTAGCTAATAAACAAGTTGACCAAGCAAAATTCAATGAATCATTAACTTCTCGTAATGCTCTAGACATAGCCATCTGTGTTAACTGTTCATTAACTTTTTGCTGTTCTTCTTTAGTTATATTTCTAAAACCATTTTGTGGTGCTGATCCTCTAAATTTCATATTTTAATCCTCTTCATCTAAACTATTAATCAAATAATTAATTTCAAAACTGTCATAATCATATTTCAGTGTTTTCGTTAAAAGACATTCAGCTACTCTTTTAGCATCATTAGTTTCTAACCATTCCAAAAAAGCTTTTAGATATCTAGATTTGAGATCTGCTTTATATCTTAATATATCTGGAACTGTATTCTTCTGAAGACTTTTTAGAATAGTTAATGCTATACTATGCGTAATAGCTTTTTTCTTTTCTTTAACTTTTACCCCATTATAAATAAGAGGATAAACTATTTTAGTAAAGAAAGTTCCAACTTCAGATTCTTGAATCTTATCTCTTACAACAGTATCCTCTATTACTTTTAAATGTGGTATTTTATAAGTACATTTGTTTTTTACATAATCTATAAAAGAATCTGGCAATTCATTTAATATCTGAATACCTCTTATGCATTCCAATATCTTAATATAATCTAAAAATATAACTACTTTATATTCTATTTGTTTTTTATTAATTTCAAAAGCATATTTCTTAAAAGCATCGATATTTTGACATATAAGAATTTCTGTAGAAATTAGATCTTTTGGAAAGGATAAAGTTACCTTATCTTTCAATCTAAACATTACATATTGAATACTTTTATCTCTTAAACCAATCAATTTCATATTTATAGTCTACCAACTATTTTACTACCTATATTGAAAACAACTTCATTTTCATCTATTGACCAAGGCTGAGTCTCTTTATCTTCAAAATAATAATCAGTTAAAACTTCTATCCCTAAGATAATTCCTACTACTCCAGCTTGTTGAAAAGCTGTATGGCTTATAGTTTGGAAATTATCACGCCATTTATCAACTTTTTGTAATTTTTTATAAACTCTACTTCCGATTATTATCTGTGTAGGAACTTCGTTAAATTTTTTACATTCTTGCCATAGATCTATTAATAATTCAAATGGATCTTTTTCATAAATTTCATTTTCTTCTAATGATTTTTTATGTTGTAACGGATTATTTAACATTTTATCTAACCTTCGTAATAACTGTTGAATTATTTTCTAAACTTAAGAAATATTCTCTATTACATTCTATATAATACTCTTGACTGGACATTGGTGTAATTATTATTATTTTTGATACCAGATTTTGCAGAACTTTGAAAAAGCCTTGAGTTAATAATTGTCTACCACTTTCTTGTATTCCAGCTTCTAATTCATCTAAAATAACAAAATCAGTTCGATATTTTTCTGGAATAAATGGAAGTAAAGAAAGAAGACACAATAAACAAAAACATCTACTTTCTGCACCAGAAAAAGTAGAAACATCTGCAGCTGGTTTATCATTTCGTTCTGCTAAGATATTGAAATTAGTGCTATCTACATTAACAAAAAACTTAACTTTCTTATTGAAAACTAAATTAGTATATTTATTTAGATTTGCACAAAAAGCATCTGCTAGATATCGAATCTGATCTATTTTAATACCTTTTGCACCATAAGCTTTAGTTAAAGCTTCATAAATTGGATAATCTAATAAGTCCTCTTCTATTTCTTTAATTCTATCCAATTTTTTCTGATATATATCATTCTGACTCTTTCCAATTTCAATTTTAGATCTTAGTTCAGATCTTATTGAATTTAATTGTTCAATTTTAGGACTCAAGTCATTAGCTCTATTATTTAGTTCTTCTAAACTAAGATCTTTGAAATCATCATTTAATTTAGCTAATTCTTTTTGAATTCTCCTATCGGATTCTAAAACATTTAATTTTGATTTACCCTTCTGAACCTTATCTAACATACTATTTAATTCTTGTAGATCCGGAACTTCTACTTGAATAATTTCTGGAATTGATTTGAGTTCTAACTCTAATTGTTCTTTTTTCTGCAAATCTTCAAAAATAGATTTCAAAACTCTTAATTTATCCACTATTACCAACTCTTTAGATTCTAAAGATTTTATATCTATTTCTTCCAGATCTTGAGCTTTCAACTTAATCCATTCTATAACTTTGGCTTTTTCTTGAACTTCCATACCTAAATAAAGCAAGTCATTATTCAAAGAACCTAATAAAGATTTAATTGAATCTTCATTTAGAATCTGTTGACAAGTCGGACAGATCTTTTCTCCATCTAAACTTTCTAATGATTTGATTATAGCTTCTTTTTCCGTTATAGTACCTTCTATTTTTCCAATATATGCTAGATATTTTTCTAATGTCATATCTCTATATTTATCATTTATAGAAGAATCTAATTTTTTGAAGCGCTCTAAATCAACTAATTGTTCTTTAGCTTTGAAAATCTGAACTTGAATTTTTATTCTATCATCTTTAAGATTTTGATATTCCTCTCGAATTTGAGCTGAAGTTTTTCCATAATCTTTATATTTATCAAATTCTTTTAATGCATCTTGTAGTTTTTGTTTTTTAATTATTAGACTTTGATTATTTTCATAAAGACTTTGATCTACCCTAAATTTTTGAATCTTTTCTTCTAATATCTCTATTTTATTAGAGAAGTCAATAATTTTTTCTTCTAACTCTTTTAAATTAAAAGAAGTTTTTAATTGGCTCTTGTAAGTAGCTATACTTGTCAATTTTTGAATATCTTTTGTATATTCCAAATATTGAGTATTTAATTGATTATATTTCAAATTAACTTTATCTAACTTATTCTCTAATTCTTCTATGTTATCTATATAAGTTAGTTCATTTAATTGCTCTGTAAGAATCTCTTTTTCATCTCTTGAACGCTTTAGATTATTGAACTTATCTTTTATTTTATCTAGAACATATTCGCTTATATTGAGATGAAAAAGCTCTTCAAAAAATTCTTTTCTTTGCGGTCCAGTTCCATATAAAAGAACTGAAGGTCTATAAGAAGTTATATGAACTAAACTGTAATATTGAGCATTAGATATTGGAAAGATATTATCTAACATTTCTTTAGCTATAGAAACTGTTCTAGGATTTAAGTTGTTTCCATCTTCTTCAATATCATAACTTAAACTTCCTTTTTTATTTTTCTGGACAACTCTATATTGCTTGTTATTGAATTTATATTTGATTCCAATAGCAGATTCATCTGAAGTATGAATACCTTTAGCATCTTTCTTTTTTGATAATGGAACAGCACCGTCAAAAACATTTGGTAAAGTATTGAATAATAAACTTTTACCAGAACCATTATCTCCTCGTATAACAGTAATACCGGGTTCCAATTCTATAGATGTATCTTTATGAACTACAATATTTTTTAAAGCGATTTTTTCTAATTCTATCATTTTGATTTCTTTCTACCAAAAGGTCTAATTGCTACGGATTTCTTTTGATTTTTTACAAGTCTAACTTCATTTATGTTAGAACTAGGTAATTCTCCTAGATTTCTATAAACTTTATTAATTTCTTCTTTTAGAAGTTCCGTAACTGATGGTGATTTTTTTTCAGATAAATTAGTTTCTGAAATATATCTATCAATTAATTTTTGTTTGGTTTCTCTAGATAGATTACAAGTTCTAAGAGCTATTAACTTAAGTTCTAATTCGTTTAGATTATTAATTTCTTTAGCTAATGCTGACGACTCTATTTCAGTATCAATATTAAGTTCTTTTAAAATATCATTAGCTTTATTAATTCCCTCAATAGCTCCAACTTTTTTAACAACAGAAAGAACTAATTGATTCGCTATATCTATAGAAAATTTTTCTGCTATATCAGAACAAGCTTCAATATCTATTTTATATGCCGAAGCTATCCAATCTTTAATTTCCTGATCTATAAGATTATTATCTGTTTTCATAAAAGTTCTTTTTAAGTTGTTGTCTAATATAAGGTATTTACAGAAAAAAGACAGTAGAAAATATCAATTCTACTGTCTTTTTTAATTATAATTAAGCTTTTTTCTTAACTATAGGTTTCTTTTTAGCCGTAGGTGCTTTTTTCTTTTCACACTTGCCATTTTCTTCACAAGAACATTTAGACTTCTCTTCAGTAAATCTCTCATCTATCTTAAAATATTTACGATCTTTAGCTTCTTGAGTTTTACCTTTATTATATTGAGAACGAGGTCTGAAATAGCCCATTACACGACTCCAAATTTCGCATAAAGTGCGTTTTTGTTCATTCTTTTCTAAGATTTCTTTATCACTCATATAAATTTTCTCCATTAAAATTATAAATCGATTTATAAATAATAATTTGTTTATCTGACCTCGATAGCTATAGAAAAACCATCTAGATCATAATCAGGTACTTCAAAAGTACCTTCTTTAAGCATTAATCTCTGCAAATACCATTTAGAAATATTATGCTCAATTAATACTTTTTCCATTTCCAGTAAATCCTCTTTAGTTAAATCTTTTGCTAAAGTAGTTCTAACTTCTAAGTCTTTACCAGATTTAAGAATTATATCTAAAGCTCTAGACCAATCGGAATAGTCTAAGCCACAAATCTTTTTATATTTAGCCTCTGGCGCTTTGAAGTCTAATCCAATCCAATTAGACTTATTTACTATTTCAATAAATTCTTTCTTATCTGAATGTAAGCCAGTTAGATGTAAACCAATTTCGTATCCTAAATCCCTACAATAATCAATAGCTTTGTTTAGATCTTCATACTGAGCCATTGGTTCTCCACCACTGAAAACTACAGCCTCTAATTGTCCTTTTCGTTTTTCTAAAAATTCAGTAATTTCAGACCATTGAATTGTTGGTAATTTTAATAAAATTTTATTGTAACAATACTTACATTTCAATGGACAACCTTTAGAAAATAACACACAAGCTATTTTATTTGGATAATTAACCATTGAAAATTTATTGATACCAGAAATCTTCATTTATTATTCACCACAAATTTTGCATTTCTCTTTTTCATTTTGAATAATTTGAGAATCACAAATTGGACAATGTTCGTGTTCTCCAGCAATATAGCCATGTTTTGGACAAATACTAAATGTAGGTGTTAGTGTTAGGTATGGTAATTTGAACTTTTCAAAACTTCTACGAATGATATTTTTAGCTACTTCTCCATTCGGACATCTTTCCCCTAAGAACAAATGCAGAACTGAACCACCAGTATATTTTCTCTGTAGATTTTCTTGTAATTCTAAAGCTTCAAAAATATCATCTGTATATCCAACCGGTAATTGAGAACTATTATTATAATAAATATTATCACCCTCACCAGCTTGAATAATATCTGGATAACGTTTTTTATCTTCTTTAGCAAATCTATAACAAGTTCCTTCACCAGGAGTAGCTTCTAGATTATACATATTACCGGTTTCTTGTTGAAATTCTTTTAATCTATCTCTGATATAATCTAAAAATTCTTCGGCAAATTCAATACCTTTTTCTGAAGCTGTTGATTCACCATTAAAATTCAATAACATTTCGTTAATACCATTAACCCCAATAGTATTAAAATGGTTTCTCCAAGTACCTAAATAACGTTTTGCAAAAGGATAAAAGCCATTTCTTAATCTTTCCGTTAAAAATTTACGTTTTGCCTCTAAAGTTTTCTTACCTAACTCTAACAAGATGTCTAAACGCTCATATAATTCTTTTTTATTACCTTTTGCTAAATAACCTAGTCTAGCACAATTGATTGTTACAACGCCAATACTACCGGTTTGTTCAGCAGAACCAAATAATCCATTACCACGTTTAAGCAATTCATGTAAATCTAATTGTAAACGACAGCACATACTCCGAATCATAGACTCGTCTAAGTCACTATTAACAAAATTCTGAAAATAAGCTAATCCATATTTAGCTTCTGCTTCCCACATACCATCTAAATTTTTATCATCCCAATCAAATCTCTTACCAATATTTATAGTTGGAATTGGAAATGTAAAAATACGTCCATTTTTATCACCTTTCAACATAACTTCAAAATAACTTTGAGTAATTAAAGTCATTTCTTCTTCTAAATCACCATAAGTAAATGGACAATCTTTAAATTCTTCTAATTGATTTACTGGAACTCCACCAATCATTGGAATTTGATCTTTTAATTGATCTGGACATTTAATATCAAAAGTTACGTTGGTAAATGGGGTTTGAGTTCCCCATCTTGATGGGACATTCAAATTATAAATAAATTCTTGCATATTCTGAAGAACTTCTTTTTTAAGCTTCTTTTCTACCCATTCTTTCTGTTTTTCAGAATTTAAATAATTTGTATGTCTTTCATCATTACCCCAACAACATTCTTCATAATCCTTCATAAGCTCTAATTTACGTTTACGAACAAATGGAGCTAAATAAGTATCAAATGAACTAAATGCTTGAGCACCGGCAAATTCATTCTGTAAAGCACCTAAGAAATTAACCATCTGTCCAATAGCTGCTGATAAATGTTTTGGAGCTGAAGCTTCTACTTTTCCATCTATTCCATTCAAGCCTTCATTTAATAGATTTTTTAATGACCAACCAGCACAATAGCCACTGAGCATATCCAAATCGTGAATATGAATATCACCATTTCTATGAGCATATCCAGCATCTTCTGGATATACGTTTTCTAACCAATAATTAGCTGACATTTTTCCAGAAGAATTTAATATCATACCACCTAAACTATAACCTTGATTAGCATTAGCTTTAACTCTCCAATCCTCTTGATTTAAATATTCATCAATTGTTGTAATTGGATCAACTTTAACATTACCACGAGCCATTTTATGTTTAGTAGCATAAATAATAAATTTCTGAGCTGTTTCTACAAAGCCACAACTAATAAGAGCTTTCGGAATTGTATTAGTAATATCTGAAATTGTTGGATATCTAACTTCTTTTAATAAAAGATCTAAGATAGACTTACAAATCTGTTCTTTTTCACCTTTTACTTTATATTCCTCCTTTGTTCCAGCGGATGCCTTAATAATACCAGAAAAAAGTTTTTCTTCATTATATTCTTCTAATTCATTTTTTCTATTAAGAATTTTCATAAGTCTACCTCTTGATTATCTAAATTAACTAAATCTACTAAAAATTTACAAATTCATAAGAAAGAAATAACGGATTTAAATCCGCTTATAATTAAATATATTAAAAACCATTTCTTACCATTCTCAACTCCAATTTTTTATTAATTCTACTCTATTTCAAAGTCTAAAATAAATATACTATTTTTAATTTTAATAATTAGATCTATAAATCGCTATATAAATCTTGATTAAATGCTGAAGACTTTTTAACATCTACTGAATCAGCTTGAGTCCAACTTCCTTTTTTAGCATCTGAAGGTCTTTCCATTTTACCGGATTTAAATCTCTTTTTATTATCTAACTCTCCATCATTACCATGCTTAGCTTCATAATTTTGAATTTCTTCTTCAGAAGCATCTTCCATAGACATTTTAGAATAATCTACTCTTAAGTAGAAATTCTTTTGAGCTTGGTTTCTTCCTTTTTGTGGTTCTACTTTGATAATAGTTTTAGAACCATCTAAATCATTTAATTTACCAACATTCCAGGTCCACATCAAGTCTGCGTGCTCTTTCATTGCTTTTGAATAACGAATTACCATATCATCATTTAATTGAGCTAAACATAATACTGTAGTTCCAGTAGTTTCTGCCCAGATTTTTGCATATCTAGCAGCTGCACCCATCTTACGCCATTGATCATCATTATCGAAACCTTTCAATAAACCGATATAGTCAATAATTACTATATCATATTCAAATGGCTTTAAAATCATAAGTAAATCTTCCATAGTAATATCTTCTGGTGGATTAAATAAATCTATAGAAGTTCCGGTTTCATTTAATTGTTGTTCAAATTTCTTAAACTTATCAAAAGCTGTCATAGACTTCTGCTTACTTTCTGCAGAATCATCTAATTTATTTAATTCTGACATATCTAGATCTGTTATATTAGCTACAAATCTTTGTAACATATCTACAGCATTCATTTCCAATGGAACTAAACAAATTCTAACATCTTGTTTACTCATATTAATACAAAGCTGATTAGCACATAATGATTTACCAGCACCAGATGTTGCTGCAATAATACCTAACTTACCTCTTGGAATTCCCCCATTTTCATTATCCCATTGCTTAAATCCAGAAGGTAAGAATCTTTTTATTTCTCCATTAAAAATGATTTTTAATAGATCCGTTGTATTACTATTTTCACCAATTCTAGTAAAACAACCAGATATATCTTTACCAGTTCTAACTTCTGCTAAATCTTCCATAGTAGAAGTAAATAAACCCTCGATATCTAATTCATTTTTAGATAATTCATTTTGTATATTTTCTGAAATTTTCAATAAAGTTCTAGATTTTTTGTAATTAGATAAATTCTTTAATAAATTACTTGGACTCTCTACATTTGGGGTAGATTCATCCATATTATTTAGAATCTCTCTAGTTTCTTCTGATAATGCTGGATCTGTTAATAATTCTCTCCATTCTGCTACTGAAGCTCTTTCTCTAGCAATGAATTTAATTCGTTCAAAGGCTTGTTTACCAGGAGTTGTATAGAAGTAATCTGGAGTTAAAGAGCTTAGTAGAGTAGTGTCTTTCCGATTTAGACATATAGCTCTAATAGCTTCCAATTCCAATTTTTGATTAAATAACTTCATTTCGTAACCTTAATTTCTTTTATAAATATAATTACAGACTTACTTTTGATATTCTTCTCTATTTATAGATTTATTTGAATCGAATTTTTCTCCGTATCTCTTTCGAAGCTTTTCTATGTTCTTTTCCATAATATCTTCAAAGGATAAATGATAAGCTTGACACATAAGATTTAGATACCAAAAAATATCCCCCATTTCTTTTTCTATTTCATTTTTATCTAAAATATGACCTTGAAAACTTGATTTTTTAATTAGATCCACTAATTCTCCAGTTTCCCCTGCTAATCCAAGAGCTGCATTTATCGCTATTATATCTAAATTATGTTTAGCATTTTTGTAATGCTCATTTGATGGGATTGTTTTATTAGCCTCTATTTGATATTCATTACTGTTCATTTTCTATTTCCTCTAAACACTTACAATCTTCTTTCTTGGAGCATCTCCAAAATGAATAAATAAATTAAATGGATTAAAAACTTGAGTTCTATAAAAATCAGGTCCAAATCCACCAGCTATGATAACAAAAATAGGTATATTGTCAAACATAGCAGATAATTCTCTAATTTTATCTATATTATTTATATTTGTTTTAGTATAAGCACCATCAATAACTAAAGCATCTAAAGAAACCATTTCTGCTAAAAAATCTTTAAGACGCTCATCTTCTCTCTTATGATTCTTACTAACATTATACCAAAATACTGATTTCTTTTCTGCTACAAATCTACTGGTAATAGTTTTTGCTGCTAATTGCGGAATAACATTATTACTTTCGCAAGACAATAAAAAAGTATAATATTCATCCTTGAATGGATTTTCCATAAATTTTATAAAAACTTCATTTTGACGTTTATAAGAAACTGGCTTATCATTGAAAGTCACACTAGTAGTATAATTCAGAAAATTTTCTGGATTTTCTCTAGTTCTATATGGAATTCCAATTTTAGGTCTTCTTATCAACTCTTACCTCTTTATTTTTATTTATAAAATTTTTACAAATTCCAATTAGAGCCAACTACCGGATAATAAGGTTTTTGATATATCTTTTTGATTAGAATTTGGTTCTATATCATGATCTGGATTATATTTTCCATATTGTTTGTAATTTCTCATTCCAATTCGCTTCATCATTTGCTTACAATACTCATAAGTTTTTTTCGACATTTTATATTTAGGTCTACCATCTTTAGGGGCTTCTAATCCTGGTTTTATTTCTTTACCAAATAAAGATGCAAAACAACCATAACTCTGAGCCATATCGTCTACAAATATTTTAACTATTGGCTGTTGTTTACCAGTAAATGGAGTACAAACTCTATTAGACATTTGATAGAACATTGGACAACCTTTTGGCTGTGGTGCTGCTGACATACAAATTTGCAAATATAACATAGTTGGAAGTTTCAAATCTATTCCCTGTTTGATCATTGACTTAATAGCTACCACTACCCGATATTTACCATTATCAATTTCATTTAAAATATCTTTTCTATTTTCTACACCTCTATGATAACCTAGAGCTACATCGTCCATATAATACTGATTAATAGAATCTACTAATGCTTTCATATGAGCTTTAGTATCAACTGGAATTAAAATGAGCTGATGTTGTTTCAGATCCTTAATAACTTCTTTGAGAATCAATTTGTTTCGACTAGCTTCTCTTTGTAAGAATCCCATAGCTTTTACGAACATACTATAGCTCTTACGACAAACTATTCCAGTTTCTAAAATTTCTATCTTTGGTATTAATCCAGTAGATTCTGATTTAACCGTTACTGGACCTATTATATTTAATAAAGTAAAATTTAGAGCGTCTTTTCTTAATGGAGTAGCCGACATACCAAGTCGATATCTACAATCTAATTTTCCTAAAAATTTAGCATAAGCTGTAGCTCCAGCTTGGTGAGCTTCATCAACAATTACTAAACCAAAATGTCCTTTGATATAATTTTTAAAATCATCATCACTGGTTTCTCTAATAAATTTCTGATAAGTGAACATCAAAACATCATAATCTTCTTTTCCTAGGTCTTTCTTATCTTCTAATATTTTAACTATTTCTTTACCAGTTTTTTCTTGCAGCTCTAAAAGATTTGTATCTCTCTTAAAACTTTTCATAAAATTCTCTAAGAGTTCCGTTTGATGAGCTATGATTAGAGTCTTAGTTTTTAATTTAGTAACGATACAAGTACTGATAACTGATTTACCAGTTCTAGGTGGTGCTTGAACAAAACCATATCTTTTTTCTAACCACTGTTTAACTATAGTTTCTTGATCTGCAGATTGAACGTCATTAACTATTTCTCCATGTCTTAGTTGTCCACGCCATTGCAAATCATTATCTAAAGGTTTTTTGCAACGTTTATCTGCATAATTAGAAAAATCGATTCCAGTAATTCTATTAGCTCTTTTTAGATTTCCAGCTGGAATAGTATAATAATTATGTCCTTTGACAGTAACTTTACCCCAAAGTCTTAAAATACCTTCATAAGCTTCACAAGCTTCACAATATTCATTCGGACGACCTTCTTTATAAGGACATCTTAAACAAGCCACATCTTTGAAGATTTCTATCTCATAATTATGAGCTAAAAGTTCTTCATCAATATCTTCTTCTGGAATATAGATTTTGTTCTTAATAACGCCAACTGTCATTTTTGGATTTTTTCTAATTCTTCTTTTAACATTTCTAAACGCTTCTTTTGGTCAGCATAGAGATTCATATCCCAACCATAAGTCTTATAGTGTTTTTTGATTTTTTGAAACCAAGTTTTATCATAAGGATTTATGATCTTACGAACATTTATTGAATTTATAAATTCTTCCCATTCTTCTTTAGACGAATAGAAATCTTTTAACTGATTAGCCATTTCTTACTCCGTAAAAATTATATATAAATTTTACAGAGTCTATTTTAGCTTCTTCATCAATTTCTTATAAAATTTTCGAACTTCTTCTTCAGTTAAAGCACCAGGATCTTGACCCTCTTTGAAAGTCAATTGTATTAAATTATTATAATCTTTAAAACTTTCTAAAACTGAATCTGTAGCAGAATGACCGGCTTCATCATTATCAAAAGCTAGAATTATTAGATCTGGGTCTAATAAAGTTACTAAAGAAGCTTTAAAACTAGACCAGTTTTTTGACCCTAATATAGCTAGAGCCGGAAAGCCATATTGCAACATATTTAATGCATCTCTAGGTCCCTCTACTAAAGCTAATATATTTCCGTGATCTTTCATAAATTTTCTAGTATAGTCAAATGGAAACAAAGTCTTCTTAACCCAGGATCCAGCTGTATTAAAATAAGCTGTTTCTTTTCCCTTTCGTTCTAAGATTCCTCTAATACCACCATTTAGTTGTTTATTTTGATAAGCCGGTAAAAAAATCATATTGGTATTAGTATTTCTATTAAAAAATTTTTTAGCACCTATATCAAACAATAACTGTCCATTTATTCCACGCCATATATTTTTCGGATTCCAATCTACCATAGCACTAAAATTAATCCGCTCATTTATATCTTCTTCTAGAAAAGCTGCTTTTTGAGCCGGAGTTAATTTAGCTATTACCATTTCATTATGTTTGATTTCTTCAGAATCCAAAAGAGATAAACCTAATGCTTCTGCTAATACATTCCAGTTTCCATGTTTTCCACAGCCATAACAATACCAAAAACCTGCTGGAAATTTACCTTTAACTAAATCTACACAACAAGATGGAGTTCTTTCTTGTCCATCTCCATGAAATGGGCACCGAATCCAAGCGGTATTATCTGGTTTAACTTTTAGACCTAGATTAACTTTTTCATTTTTATCTGTTAATTCTTGTAGAAAATCAACCATTTAATTTCTCATAAATATCTTTATAGAATTTTATTACTCTGAAATTTCCATTTTCTATATAATTACGACGATCATTATCAGATAATTGTTCTATAACTTCTATTTCTGAACTAAAATCTTTTTCATATAATTCTTTTACAGAGTCTTTGATTTTTCCAAAGTTATTTCTAATCTGTTTCCAGAAAGAATAAAAAGGAGTTTTGAACTTAAACATATAACTATCGGAATCTACAAATACATAACCTTCTATTCTATCTTTTGGATCATAATGATTTATAAAATCAAATAAACTATCTGCGTCTTCAAAAACCTTCATTTTCTTTTTAACCGGACATCCGATTAAATTTATAGCAAGTCCTTCTAAACCAGTTAGATTATCATAATTAACGAATTCTACATTAAAATCGTTACTAACACAATCCAACAACACCACTTGTTCTTCTTTATATTCTATAATATGTGGATCGAATATTGGATCTATAACCTCAAATACTAAAGAAAATTTCTTATTCTCGAACCCTTCTCGTAGAAATTTCTTTAGTTTTTCATTTTTATCAATTTTATATTTAGTTTTCAAAATTCTAGCAAAATTGTCTGCAAATTCCCCTCTATTAGTAGATTTACTAGCTATAAAATAGTCATTTTCTTTATGATTCCAACTTAATATTCCTAAATATCCATTTTCTTTTAAATAGGCTGTAACCGGAAATTTCAAAGTGCTACGTAGACGAATCTCTGTAGTTTCCGGTAATTCATTCAAATTAAAAAACTTATTATAAGATCTAGCTATAATTTCTTTTTCTTCTTTATTTATGAATAAACCTCTAGCTTTAGTTGTTAAATTGTTCCAGCGTTTATCAAAAAAGGCTTCTTTATTAAAATTAAAAGAACTAATACCATTTCCTAACTGTTTTTCTTTAATTAAATCTGAATGTTCTAAATCTTTTAGAACATATTCTACGTCATTCGGATTTTTGAAAATATTATTCTTAATAGAAATAGTTCTTTCCCCAGATCTAGAAATTTCTAAAACTCTTAGATATCCTCCAAATTCTATATGACCTTCTAAATTATAGCAATTGTTTAATTTCTCAAATGGGAGTTTATCTACATTTCTATGTCCATGGATCTGAACAACTGATGAATAGCATTCTGAAAAAGCTTTTTCTACGTCTTGAGCTTGATTATAACTACCGCAACCATTTATAATATCTGATTCATTAGTAAAAATATCTGGTAGACTTGACAAACCCCCATGTGAAATAAAATAACGATTTCCATTGAAAGTAATATACATAAAAGTTTTTAATCTACGAATAAAATGTCTAATAGAATCCAAAGGAATATTTTGAATCTGTGGAATAGTATTATCTCTAAATTCTTTAGAAGCAAAATCTTTTTCGCCCTTATATAGTTTCCGCAACCACCGTTCGTGATTACCCTCTAGAAATGATACATTTTTATAATCTACTAGATTGAATAGAAACTCTAATGTTTCTTTATTCTGAATACCTCTATCTATATAATCTCCTACAAATATATAAGCATTATTCTGAGAATATGGATTTTTTTCAAAAAACTCTTTAAGAGGTTCAAAACAACCGTGAAGATCTCCAAAAACATATATCTTATCAAATTGATCATAACTAAATGGCTTATAATGAATGAAGTCATAAGCTTCTGAATCTAAATCTCTAATTGAAACTCTACGGATCCAGTTTGGAAAAGACTTATTTTCTTCTTTCATAGTCTTCCACATACGAAAAATTACTTCATCTGGAACTCTTTTCCAATTTTCTCTAGAAGCATTAAACTCTAAAGCAGTTTCTAAATGATCTTCTGACTCATCAGTTTCCGGATAAAAATCAAGAACAGTTAAACGATAGTTATAAGTTTCACATAAACTTTTATAAGATTTAATCGAACTCAACTTATAAAAAGTAGCATCTAATATAACAGTACAACCATTTTTCATTCTAAATTCTACTAAATCATTTATGAATTTCCAAACTTGTCTATCACAAGAATCATTTATTGCTAATCCACCACTAACTGTTTGTTTTAAACCACTATATAAACATCTAATTTTATCAGCAGATATTACATTCTGATCTCCGAACTTAGTAGCTAAAAAAGTAGATTTCCCACAACCAGGAAGACCTCTAGTTAAAATTAATTCGCGCATTATTAGAATCTTTCATATTCAAAATCATTAGAACCAAATCGAATGTTATAGAAATAATTGAAATCAGAATAGTCTGCTCCAACATCTCCATAATTTCTATCTTTACATTCTTTAACTTCTAAAATACAACGCTGTATTTCTAGAAGTGTATTCATAGTCCTTGGAACATCACTCCATTGTTCTTTAATGTAATAATGATTAATAAAACTATCTCCATTATTATTGATTGGATCTAAGTCCGCTCTTAAAATACAGATCATAATGGTGCAATGATGAAGAGTAAAAATCGAAAATTTATAATTTGGAAATTTTTTCTTTATAGAATCCCGAATTTTTTTAACATCAAATCTAGAAATATAAGCCATTGATTTTCCCTCTTTATTTCCTTACCTTATAATTATAATATATTTATTATAAGAAATCAAGAATTATTTTATAAAATATATAAATATATTATATTTATCTTATAAAAAAGCTCTTATATTACGTTAAATATAAGAGCTTCTAGAAATAAGGAATTGATATTAAATGAATAAAAGAATTATTTGTTATCTGTTATTTACAAAATTTATTTAATTACTCTCTGAAAATAATCAATTAGATTCAATCTTTCCCAAGAATATTCACCAGTAGCTGGATTAAATTTATATCCAAAATGTCCATAAGCCGCGGTATCATAATAAATTGGATTTCTTAATGATAAGGTTTGTATGATTCCTTTTGGAGTTAAATCTAAACTCTTAATCGCTTCTAAAATCTTATTTTCGTCAACTGTATTTGTTCCGTGACAATCTACAAATACTGACAATGGTTCTGCAACACCAATAGCATAGGATAATTGAATAGTAATTTCAGAAGCAAATCCAGCTGCTACAATATTTTTAGCTAAATAACGAGCCATATAAGCAGCTGATCTATCTACTTTCGTTGGATCTTTTCCTTGGAAATTACCTCCACCATGTGGAGCATAACCACCATAATTGTCTACTATAATCTTTCTACCAGTTAGACCTGTATCGCCATCGGGACCACCAATTACAAATCTTCCAGTTGGATTAATTAAAATATTTTCTTCTGACGGCATCCATCCTTCTGGTAAAGATTTTTGAATAATCGGCAAAACTAATTGACGAACTTCATATTGATCTAAAGTGTAATTATGTTGAGTTGAAACAACTATCTTTTCGATTCCTACTGGTTTATTATCTTCATAACGAACTGTAACCTGAGACTTGGCATCCGGACCTAATTTATTTGATAAACCAGCTTTTCTAGCTAATTTTAGATTTAGAAGAATTTTATGAGCTAAATAAATAGCCATTGGCATATATTCAGTATCAAAACCTTCTTCCTTTTTAGCATAGCCAAACATAATCCCTTGATCACCAGCACCATCATTATCAACTCCCATTGCAATATCTGAAGATTGCTCATGAATTTTATTAATAATTTCTACTTTATCAGCATCAAAACCTGTTTGATGATAACCAATATCTTTAATCGTATTTCTAATTATTATTTCAATTTCTTGTTCACTAGATTTATACGAACTACTAACCTCCCCGGCTACAACAACGAAATTAGTGGTAGCCATAGTTTCAACAGCTACTCGAGCCATTTCATCTTTAGCTAAATAAAAATCTAGAATAGCATCAGAAATTTTATCACAAACTTTATCAGGATGTCCTTCTGATACTGATTCGCTAGTAAATAAGTAATTTTCCATATTTTACCTCTTCTTTAGTAATTTGCAGAATCACCATATTTCATTTTCCAGATTTTCATAGCTTTAACCGCTTCTCTACGTAATTCTGGAACTGCTATAGCATATTCTCCACGTTTTAACATTTTATATAAATTTGCATCTTGAAAACCTATTTTCGCAGCATCTTTTCTAGTAGCAGCATAGTAGATATTTCTAATATTAGCCCATTTAGCTGCCATCAAGCACATTGGACAAGGCTCACAACTAGTATATAAATCTGCTCCAGTTAAATCAAAACTATTTATAGCTTTACAAGCTGCTCTAATAGCTGTAACTTCTGCGTGAGCTGTTGGATCATTATCTATCAGAACTTGATTTCTAGCTTCTGCTATAATTCTTCCATCTTTAACAATTACAGCTCCAAATGGACCTCCAGTTAGATTTCCATCTGAATTTGCTGATTGACTAGAAAGAAAAATTGCTCTTTTTAGATACTCAATGTTTAAAAATCCAAATAATATATTTATTTTTGACATTTTTGACTCTTTTCTATCTCTGATTTTGAAGAATTTCTTTCTATTTTTTACATTTTTGTAAAATTCAATATATTTATTATATAAAGGAAATTTTCTGAAAGGCATTGCTGATGTTCTACATAATTACAAATAATAATAAAAAAATCAAAATAAAGAATTTGATTTTAGATGGAACTGAAGTTTCTTTTGAAGTTAATATGAAATATATTGGAACTTTTAGCTCTCAAGAATCTTCTTTAAAAGAAATTATTTATAAAAAATTATTTTCAAAACCTATAAAAATTAATTTCGATAGCGAAGTAGCTCCTGAATATAAAATTGTAAACAATAAATTAATAATTTCTACTGAAATTGAGGAGTTATAATGGAATCAGCAACTATACACGAATATCTTCCTGTATTTCAAGCCTTAGTTCGAGACAATTTAGAATTTATTAAACTATATAAAAAATTCTATATTCACATTCAATTAGACTTATTATTCTTAAAAGAATTAGAATGTGAATTGAGAAGATTGATGTTTTCTTTTCCAGAAGAGGTATATCTTAATGAAATTTATGACCTATTAATTTCTGAACTAGAATATGCTAAAAAGAACAATATGATTTATAATTTTAAAGTAGAAGAGAAAACATTAACCTCTTTTAAGATTTTTGTAGAATTTGATAAAAATATTGATTATTCTACATACAAAGAGAATTTTATTGAATTACATAAAGATAATAAGGCAATAGGATAATGAAATTAGAGTTCTTAACAGTTGGAGATATACACTACGAAGCAATAGCTAAGTATTTTCCAGATGGAAATTATTTAGACCCAGTTAATAGAACTCTTCAACAAATTTGGCAATATGCTAAAGATAATGCCGTTGAACAAATTATATTATTAGGGGATATTTTTGATAATCCTTATCCTAAAGATGAAACTAAAAAAGCATTTCTAAAAAGTTTAGATAAAAAATTACAATATCATATTATATTAGGTAATCACGATTATGCTAATGTAAATGAAAATAGTTTAAATCTTTGCAAATATTTTATAGAAGATTTAGGTCTTATGGATAATGTAAGATTTTATTTGAGTCCAACAGAAGTTATTCTTAACGGAGTTAAATTAAATTTCTTGCCATATCCGTTCAAAAAAGCAACTTCAGAGGCTCCAGCTATTTGTTTTGGTCATTTTGAGACTAAAGGTTCTATTTCAGATAGTGGTAGAATCTTCAAAGATGGAATCGAATTAGATAATAGATATACTTGGTTCTTAGGTCACTTACATAGACAACAAACAAATATTTATCCAGGTTCAATATTGCAACATAGATTTGGTGAGCCAACAAATAAATATTTCTTTCACGTAAAGGTAGATGAAGATGAAAAAATTACTGTAGAAAAAATTACTATAAATACTCCTTATAAATTACTAGATCTAGTGGTAAATAAGTTAGAAGATATAGATCTAGAAAAGCAAAATGTTTATAGACTCTATGTAGCAGATCATTTAGATCTAGCAGAAATAAACAAAGCTTGTAAAGGATATAATGTTTGGCAAATAAAAGGTGTTTCTAAATCTGGACAAACTGAAGCAGAAATAACTGAAGAAGATCTTAAATTTCAAGAACAGAATTTAGCAGACGAACTTGTATATTTGCGAAAATGGTTAGAAAATAAAGATAATGTGGATCTAACTGAAGAACAAGTAACAAAAGCTATTAAGATAGTTGAAGATATAAGATAAAATGACAGAACAATCGAAGATTATCAGAATTGGAAATAAAGAAGGAAAGAATTTCGAACATATCACTATGCGATATGCCGATTTTCATTATGATGAGAATTCTGAAGAATCTTATGTTGAATATTCTAAAAAACATTCTGGACAATTAGTAATAATTTCTAGTAATACTAATGAACTTCAAGCTACTACAGCTCTAAATTATGACTTTATTAAAACAATCATACCAGAAACTGAAAGAAAGAAAGTTAAGAAAATTGATACTATTTCGGATATGGTAGTAAAGAACAATTTATATTATATGGTTCGCATCTTATTGATGTCTTATTTCATTAGAAATAATAAAGTAGCTATACCAAAAGAACTTCTTTCATTTTATCTGAATAAATATCAATTGGAATTCTTAGACTTCTTAACTAGAAGTAAAGAAGAATTTTGGGGGACTTTATCTAGAGTTTCAGAAAATTCATTCAAAGATCTTTATGAAAAACTAAAATCTGATTATAAAATGTTTAGAGCAAAATATAAATGCTCTGGAATAGCTACACTAGAAAGTTATTTAGGGTGCGAAGAAGAAGATATAGCATTCAAAAATGGAAAATTGAAGAATAATATCCAAAAACAAATTTTTGATCCAAAAACTGGAAAATTCAAACTTCAATATTCTAGAAAATATATGTTAGAAAATTTAAAGTCTTTGTTTGAATCATATTCATTAGATCATGATGTAGTTCCAAAAGATAATAATAGCTATGGATTTAGTTCAGATTTTTGTAAACAGTTCAATGATCCTTATGCTTTATGTTATATTGTTGGAGTAGCAAATTCTAATCTACAATCTTTTGTTAGTTCTGGATTACAGAAAGATATAACTTTAGATATTGCCAAAGAACAAAAAGAATTAATCAAATTAGAAGACTTAATCTATAGATATAATTTCTTAAATTGTTCTTATTCTAAATTTAAAGAAATTTGTGAAGAAATAGATAAGAATAATAGAGAGATTCTTAACAAACAAGAAATTACTGAAGAATTAGACGCTAATATCTTAAAGATTTTATCTACTTGGAACTATTTCAAAAAATTAGAGTTTAATACTAAAGATAATTTATTTATCAATTACAGTGCTGTTTTCAAAGGGATTCGTCAAACTTATTGGCAATGCTTAGATAGAAAAATTTGCGAAAGTTATAATCTATATTTTATTCAAACACAAAATTCAGACTTAAAAGAATTAGAAAAATTAGAAAAGATCTTGAATTACAGATTCGAATATTTGCTACATGATAAAATAAAAGATAAATATATAGCTATAATTAAATTAGAAGAAAAACCTTATAAGCAATTCTTAGAATGTTTACAAGAAATTATTAATACTTATGAACTAGATCTGGATTGTTTGTATTTATATCGTGGTGGTTCAGAAGACCCAAATATGATTGAACCAGCTTGTTATGGTGCTGAGATCGTAAATAGAAATGATATGTCAATAGTTTCTAAACAAGCTTCTGATTTTATATTTAATAAATTAGATCCTCTAAAATTAAAATCTGGATCAGCTTTTGAGTATATTACAAACATATTTAAATATGCTAAGCCAGAAAGTTTGATTGATCTAACTATTCCATATAATGCAGATATCCATTGGTCAATAAATCCTCAAAGAGATCAAAGAAAAAGATTAACAGTTAAATTTGACGAAAAAGGTAATATCGTTCCGGATAAAGCTCAAACTTATAATAGAAATGATTTCTTATTAGGTGTAGATTTACTTCCATATCTAGACGCGATTTATGTTGGAAAGAAATTAAATAAGAAATTTAAAATATATGAGAAAATCAATAAAAAATTGAAAAAACAAAATAAAGCTCTTATTAAGACAATTCCAAATGTTTTACAACATCTAATAACAGCTAATTTTCTAAAAGCATTTACCGATTTAACTATCTGGCATTATAATAACTTAACTAAAGACGAAAACACTATCAGAGCTAAACAACAACAGTTATATATGAGTCCAGAAATGCGAGCTATTTTAGTTAATAACTCTATTAAAGAATATTTAAATCATTCTTCTACAAATGTTTGGAAGTCAGAAGAAAACTTTTTAGATATCATAAAATGTCTAACCAAAGAAGAAACTAATACTGCTATTTATAGAACAATAGCAGAAGTTATAGGATTAGATCCTGTTATATATTCTGGAGATCGAACTTCAAATATTAATTGCTGTATGTCATTTGAAACCAATATCAATAAAATTAATTCAATATGGAAATCTATTAAGAATGTTCAAACCCGATTATATAATGATATAGTTAAACCAGAAGTTTTGAAAAAATGGTATTTGAGCAAAACACAGAATTTCATAGATTTTAAACTTGGTAGATCTACTTTTAAGAACTATATGTATGAAACTAATAATACCAAATTTAACAGTGAAAAATATTCCGAAACTCAAAAAGAACTAATGTTGGTTATAAGAGAATATTGTCAAATTACATTAGATATCAAATTAGCAATAAATAAATTAGTTCGTAAATTAAAAAAAATCGGATGTCTTTATAAGGTTACAAATTACGAACCAACTTCTGAAATTAAAAATGACTCTCCTCCTCCAATTTTCATAGAGGTTTGTCCTTGGGATACGAGTCAACAAATTCTCCATTACATAAGTTAATATAAAAAGTTTTATAGTTCAGTTATAATTAGAACTTTGTTTCTTTTTATCTATTTCTTACTAAAAATCTGAATATATGATCGAATTTTAAGTTTTTCGAATTTTTCCTAAGATAAAAAAATAATAAAAATAAAAAATCATAAGTTCAATTTCAGATTTTATGAAAATTTAAAAATAGATCTCCGGTGTATAAAGTACTTTTTTACTAACTTACTTTACTAGATTCTATTTTTGAAATTTTAATTAAACTATTCTTCGAGGCAGCAAAGCTGACGAAGAAGAGAAAGAATTTTCTATACAAACTTACCCTAATAGACAGTTCATAGTGTTTATTAAAAATAATGTATAAAATTAACAAAAACTAGAACTGATTAAAACTAATTCAAAATAAGTACAAACCATAAACAAGTAAATACTAGAACACTTCGTTCATTCAATCCGTCGGCAAGCTCCGGCTCAAAGAACTACGTTACTAATTCTATTACTAACTTCTTTACTGGATAATGATTTTGTTTATTGAAATAAATATAATCCTTATAAAAATTCTTTTTATAAACAGGATTATACGATATTACAGTGGATATCTTTATTAACTCTTTAAAATTTTCTTAATTTCTTTTCTAATTTCTTTAAATTTTTAAAAAGAATTCTGTAAAATAAAAGTAACATTTACCTTCAAGCTAAAAATCTGTATATATGATCTGTAAGATTAGATTGAAGAGTTCTTTTAAGAGTTAGAAGTTAATTTATGAATTTTATGAATTTTGTAAATAACAATTACTTATAAAATTAAATATTGAAAGATTAGAAATAATGAGTAGTTATAGTTTTGTTAATGCTGGTTATCAAGAAATTCCTTTTGCTAATATGGGTATCTATATTAAATATGGAAATTTTAATAGATTTGAACTAGTTTCAGAGTCTACTTATCATACACATTTAATTTGTCCAGATAGAGAGTTGTTGCTTAGCAACAATACATTAAAGACATCAGGAAATCCACTAGCTAATGATTATGATGAGTTTATAGATTTGAATGTTTTAGGTCAGAATTATGGTAAAGATTTTCTTCCTCAGTTTATGTTAAACTTTACTGATTATGCAGCTGATCCAGATTTCAACACTGCTATGAAAAAGCATAGAGGTCGTGGTTCTAAAATCTATTGTGATTCTGGTGGTTTCCAAATTGCAATGGGTCGTGTTGGTTTGATTAATCCTTTAGACTTAGCTAAGTTTTATAATGATAACGCAGATATTGGTATGGCATTAGATATTCCAGAATATGATGAAGGTGATCCTTTTCAAGATGATTTTGTTATGGATCTAGCTTATATTCAAAAAAGAAATTCAGATTATATGCTAACTATTCTAAAACCAGAAGTAGAATTGATTAATGTTATTCACGGTGGAACTACAGATCAAAAATTAAAATATTTAGATTATGTTCATGATGATAGAATTCAAAGATTAGCTTTACCATCAGTTAAAATTCCTATGAATCTTCCAAGGTTAAATTTAATTTTAGAAGTTTGTAGAAGAGCTAAACAATTAGGTCATTATAAACATTTGCATTTGTTAGGTTCTTTTAATAAAGGAGTTTTATATGTTTTAGCTAAATTAGCTCATTGTAAGATATCAGAAGTTGAAGGTTTTGACTTTACAACAGATGCTAGTTCAGCTCTACAAAATTCAGTTAATTTAACTTATTGCAAAAATATTAATATATGGGAAGGTTTTGATGAATTTACACCTTTGCCTAAAGAAAAACTTCAACAACAAGATTTTCACAGATCTAAATACGAAGGAGGCATGGGTAAATTCAATCAATATGCTGAGCTACCTTGTTCTTGTCCAGTTTGTAGAAAAATCAAATATAGTTATGTTCTAAGGAATATTAGAGCTGGATATTTAAGAAATTTGATATTCTTAAATCATAATGGACCTGAATTGTATAAATTAGGTGCTTTAATTGATAAATTTGCTGAAAATTTAACTACAGATGAATATATCCAGCACGTAACTAGAATTCAAGATGACGATGGATCAGATACAGTTAATTGTTTAAAATATATTAAGAGAATTGAAGAGGTTGGTTTAGATCAAGCTCAGAAAGAATATCAATCTTTAATTATTGATACAGCTAAAGTAAAAACATTTAGAGATAACTTTTTAACTATGGCTAATAAAGAATCTAAATCAGCTAAAAATAAGATAGAAGAACATTTAAGAGAACTTGTTAAACAATATAAAGAGATTGATTTTGAACATTATACTGCTAAGATGAAAATTAGTAAAGGTATTCGTTCTTCCAGCAACTTAACAGCGAAAGAGTAAAAAATGAAGATAATTGGTATTTGTGGTAAGTCTATAGAAGATCTTAGAGAATTAGTTGATACAAATTCTATAAATCTTTCAACAGTAGCAGAATATATGGACTCAGATTTTAGTAAAGACAGTCGAATCATTCTGGTAGATAATATAGCAAAATTAACTGCTATATGGGATCTTGATATAGTAGATGCAGATTATCACGATTCTTGTTGGTCTCGTAGGCATATCAATTATAATATTTTAGATAAATATCTAGAAAAATCAAAAGAAATGAATGAAGTTATATGGCAATTTAAGATTGTTAAAGATTTTAATTTAGGAGAATTTAGTTTTATTACACATATGAATGAATTCAATGCTGGAGCTATTGAGTTCTGTAAGAAAATTCATAATCTTCTAACCAGAACAAAACAAGAAAGTATTATATGTTCAGACTTTTATAAAGAGAAATTAAGAACTTTAATTAACAAAGAAATGTCGGAACTTTATATTGATTATAGAAATAAGAAAACAAAAGAGGTTCCAGAAATTTTTAAGTATATAAAATATATGATAGAAACAGATTATTTAGAAAAAGATAAAAAAGAAGAAGATTAATTTTTGTAAATAATAATTGTCATATTAAGAAATTCTTTCATAGATGATAAAAAGATCTTATTTCGAATTTAAATAAGATCTTTTTATAATTTTAAATATATCAGAAATAAAAGGTTCGCAAAAATGATTACAAATAAAGTCAAACTTCTTGGAATTTTAATAGCTTTTATTCTAATGTTAATTTGTTTCGGAGTTCTTTCTTATTCTTTATATAAGAACGGAAAACAAAAAGCGGAGTTAGAATGTAAAGAAAAAGAAATTCAAGTTCAAACTCAAACAGTAGAAGTTATTAAATATGTTTATAAAGATTCTACGGAAATTTTATTGAAACCTAATAAGACTTTCAAAGAGCTTTTAGAAAGGATGAAAAATAATGAAATTTAAGTCTTTATATCTAATTATGATTTTATTTATATCCGCTTGTACAACCGTAAAACCAGCTCAAACGAATATCTGTCCACCTTGTGCCATTGCTGGACCTAAGGTAGCAGAAGAATTAGAAAAGATTTGTGATGAAAATAAATGTCCAAATACAATTGATTGGATAAATAGACATGCAAAAGTTTGTGATATATTAACTTCAATACAGAAAGATTAAATGGAGAAATAAATGAAGGTTTTTTCTAGATTACAAATAGAAGCAGAGCATTTTAAAATGGTTCGTAAAAGAGGTGGTTGGACACTAGGACCTTTACCAACTATTGAGGAATTTACGGATTACTCGAAACCTTGGGAATTAAATATTTATTGGAATGATAGAGCAAAAAATATAAATATTGTTCAAAAACATGTTTATGATATTCTTCGTAATTATTTAAGATATTCAGAGGATATAGTTCAAAAAGCTATGAAAGTAGCAAAAATTGAACCAATGAAATTACCAAAGATAGGTGATTTTGAGCCTGGAAAAAGATGGGAAGTAATAATTAAAATGGATTTAGAAAAATGAAGGTTTTAGAAAGATTAGGTATAGTTATAGCTGCGGATAATTATGACTGGCTAAAAGTAGGTAAGAATTATAAATTAAAAGAGATTAACAGTCCAACTATCAAAAATAATAAAGATTATTGGAAAGTATTAAAAATAGAAGATCAAACTGTATATCTTCAAAATACAAAAAATAATCGAGTAATATTTGTAAACAAAAAAGATCTTATTAATCCTAATAAGCCAGAAGATAAATATTCTGATTTTGAAATTCATTATAAAGGTAAGAAACTATAACTTATAGATACATAATTGAACAGTAGATTTTTCAAATATATCTTTAATCATTTTTTCTACGATTTTCCAATCTCCACCAGCAAGTCCACAACCAATTTTATATGGAATTGCTACTGAAAAATTGTTATGGCTAGCAAATCTTTCTACTGTTTCTAAGCAAGTTCTTAATGCTTTATAATCTGTTTGTTTTCCGAATCCAGGTCTCTGTTGTCCAAAACAATTTGCAACAATCTTTCCATCGTGAGTATTAACTAGTTGTGTCTGACCAAGAAAATTCCATTCTCCATAGTCTATACAGAAATCTTTATATTTTTTATTTACTTCTGGATATTTTTTTGCTATTTGTAAAGCTAATCCTGCTCCCATAATTCCAAGACAATTAGTTTGGTGACAGATAATCTTTTCTTCTGCTTCAAGAATATCTCCATCTTTATATTGCAACATTTTTAATATCCCTCTTCTGTAGATTTGCTTAAGTATTCTTGGTATGTTTTCCAAGTATAAGTTTTTTGTTTGCTTAGTTTTTCTTGTTCTTCATTGGATAGATATTTTGAACAAGAGGTTAAGAAGTCTCGAACTTGTAAGTCTGATGGAAAAATATCTGCTTCTGCTTCTATTTTTCCAGTTTCTAAATTGACGATTTCTAATTCAGAAGAATTAAATTCATTTATTGGACGAATATAACTAGAACTGAAATTATCTGGAGCGGAAGTGCAACGAGAAAAGTTTGCTAATTCTAAATTCTGCACTACCCATATTGGATTGCAGTCAGTCATTTGTAATAAAAATTCACTGCAATTTTCAACTCCACCTTCATATTCAACTAAGGTTGATTCTACTGTTAGATAACGACCTGTTGGTTTATGTCTTAATGCATAAAATGCCATTTTGATTTCTCCATTAAAAATTTTCCTTACATTATTATAATATAATAATTTGAATCAGAAGTCAAGACTTTTTTCAAAGAAAAAGAGGTAATATATTTCAATTACCTCATTTTATTATCTCAAATGATTAAATTTAGAATTCAATAGTTTCTGCTTTTCCAGCATATTCCTCAAAAGAAACTTTAAGAACTCCATCTTTAAATTCAGAAGTCACTGAATGCAAGTCGTATTTCTTATTAATAGGTAGTTCAAAAATCTTTTCATCGCCATCATCTGTTTTTTCAGCAATTGTTAGAATTCTGGATTCTGGGTCAATCCATTTTGCAATTGTTTTATTATTATGTCCAGGAAGATAAAAATAAATTGAATTATCAACTGTTTCGTAACTATATCTTAGATTTTTGCAAATAACTTGCTTTGTTATTTGTGGAAATTTATTTTCAATTTGTGATTGTTCTTCTCGTCCGTTACATAGAATATCAATAATTTGGTCTATAATATCTAGTCCATTATTGATTCTTCTTTCAATCTGTTCATTTTCTGACATTAAATTTCTCCTCTTTGATTACAAGTTTGTAAATTATAAATATCATTTTATACTTTACAATATAATCGTTAGAGAAGGGAAATTCAAGATGATCATTGAAGAAAATGATTTAGTTCAATTTTATTTCGGAAAAAAGAAACTATATGCTTTTATAGTTGCGGATAAAGTAGTAACAAGTGAAGGAGAAAAAGTATCTATTCGTTTAGCGACTGATCCAGATGATACTAAACTTATTGATGCTTCAGATATCATTAATAACTATGGTAAAGAACCAAATTTAGATGAATTAAAAATTGAAGTTCATAATAAAGAATTTGTAGTTCCATTATTTGGTACTGTAATTCCATATAAAACTCTATTACCAGCGGAAGAGAAATGTATCAAAAATAGCTTAGAAGAAATGGTTTCTAATGTAGAAGATTTTGATATTTATCCAACTAGACTTTTTGTTAAATATAATAAAGGAAAAAAAGTAGGCTGCTATAAATTCAATAATAAAGAAGAAGTTAGTGAAATTACTTTAATGCCAGAAGCTTTTGACAAAGATACAGTTCAACAGATTATGTATCACGAAATTGCTCATGGGATATGGAATAGATCCCTGCCAGAAAAATTAAAAGCAGCTTGGATCAAATTATATGATAAAAATATGGAACGTAAAAAGATTTCCGATGCTGAAATTGAAAGTTTGAAAAATGACTTATTAGAAAGTGGACAAACTATTGCAGAATATGCTAAAACAATGGAAGATGGTAATATTCTAAAGAAAGTAGTTAAACACATTAAAGATTTATATAATCTAAAAGTTTCAGACTTAGATATTTTGATTCGTCAATCTAAAGAAGATATTGTTAAGTATTGGCCCAAAGAAGGCTTAGAATTATCTGAATATAATCCATTTGTAAGTCAATATGCTACTACTTCCGCAGAAGAATTTTTTGCTGAAAGTTTTATGTATTTTTATATGAAATTAAAACTTCCTCAAATAGTGGATAAAGCAATTAGAACTACATTAAAAGTGTTAAATATTCAATTAAGTTCTGAGTATGAAGTGGAAGATGCTGAAGATTCAGAGGATTAATAAATGCCTGGAAATCACACAACAGAATATTCACTTTTACATTCTGGTCAATTAAAGAAGCAGTTAAGTGGAAGTCAAGTGGAGTCATTACTTGACTTCTTCTTATTTCAAACTATAGAACCACTTCTTCAAACTTTATGGTTCAAAAATGAACTAGCTTTGATTGCTAATTCTTTAGTTAGAGATGCTAAAAGAAAAACTACTAGAAATAGTAAAAAAGATACTCTTAATTTTTTAAGTAATATAATAGCTTCTTTGGATAAAAAAGAAATAATTGAACAATTGAAGTTAGCTTCTCTAGATAGAGAATTGTTATCTGATTTAGCAGATTCTTTTAATCAAAAAGTAGCTATTCTTTTAGAAGAAGAAGAAAATTTTTTTAGTAGTCTTAATAAGAATCAATATGATTCTAAAAGTTCTAATACGATTTTAGAGCTAGAAGATTATTTTGGTTTATCTAGAAATTTCTTAGTGAAAGTTGGAAAAGAAGTTAAGTTTTGGTATGATAAATATATTCAATTCAAATATTTGATAATTAGTAAATATTATAGATTGGCTTTCAAATGTGCTAAAATTACTAAATTAAATAAACCTAATACAGATGTTGATTGCTTGTTTAAGTCATTGATCTTAGCAGTAGATACAGCGCTAAACAAATATACTTCGGGAAAAGGAGCTTTAACTAGTTATATTCAGTTATGGTTCAAATCTACGATAGTAAATCCGAAATATGATTTTGAAATGGGCAGACCTTTTAGGTTATCTAACTATGGTAAACAAAAAATTATAGATATCGGATCAAGTCCAAATGCAATATCTATAGACGATGAAGAATTTTCAACTATGGAATTTCATTTAGACAGTCAATTTCTAGATAATAAAATAGAAGATATTTGTATTACTAATTATGACCTAATTAAATTTCTGGATTCCGTGAAAAATCCATACGTAGATCTAGTTAAATTAGTTTTGAATATTCCAGAAATCAATGAAGAATTTTACAATCAAAATTGTAAAATATATAAGACTCAATAGTAGTCAAATATAAATTAAATTATAAACACAATTACAAATCAATTTAAGATTTAAATAAGTTTAAGGAGAATTTAAATGGAATCTTGGACAACAGTTGATGAGAAGAGTCAGAAATCTTATGATAATGACAAAACACCTCGTATTACTGATTTGTATGATTTTTATTCAAAGGATAATTATACAGATAAATATAAAACAATTAGATTAGTTGGACCTATTTACACTAATCATTTTCATATGGTTAAAATTAGAGTTAAGGCTAAAGATGATCCGAGCAAAACTATTGAAAGAGTTTTTTATGCTCCGTGTTTGAATTATATTGCAAAACAAGATGTAGTAGATACATCTAAAAATTGTCCATATTGTGCAGTAGGTCTTAAGCCAACTATTCGTTTCTATCAAAATGCTATCATTAGAGAATTAGAAGAAAATCCACCGGTAGATAAGGGAACAAGAACAGCAGCTGAAAAAGAACTTAAAGTTCTTGGGGATAAAAAATTCTATTGTAAAGAAAGTAAAACTTCTTCTGCTTGGACCCCAGTTAGAATGATAGAAATTCCAAAAGCTTTAACTTCTAAGCTTCGTTCTATTGAAGAGTTTAATAAATATAAGGATGAAGAAACTGGTGAACGTAAATCAGCTTCTCCTTCGGACCTAAAATATGGTGTAGATCTATTTATTAAATATTGTCCGAATAAAGCAGCTGGTGAAATGTATGATATTCAACGTGATGTTGATTCCGGTAAAACACCAGTAACTAATGAAATGCGTAAAGAGTATTTATTTTGGGATTTCAAGATTCCAGAATATGACGAAGAAAGTGTTAGAAGAAACTTTATTCGTAATGCCGCAAATTTGATTGTTCCAGATGAATATCAATCAATTTTGGATAAAATTGTAGCTGAACATACTACAACATCTGAAAAGAAAGAAAAACAATCTAAACCAATTGAGTCAGTATCAATAGATGATGACGATGATCTAGATGATATTGAACCAACTCCGAGCCAAACAGCTTTTGGAGATGAAGATTTAGATGATGTAGAAATTGAAAGTTCTTCGTCACAATCTTATAGTGATGATGAATTTGAAGATCTTTAATTGAAACTAGAGAGTAGGATTCAATTTAGAGTCCTACTCTTTTTTAATAAGGAAAAATCAATGGCTAAGAAAGAAGAATCCACTCCAGATATCAATTCTCTAATGTTAGACTATATGAATGAAGTCTTAGAAGAATGTGAGAAAAAAGAAGCTATTAGTTCAACAGTAGATACTAACTATTTTTTATCAACTGGTTTATTAATGTATGATATGATTTTAAATGGTGGTATTAGAAGTGGTTGGACTACTAGTTTAGGTAAAGAGCAATCTGGTAAAACCAGTTTAGCAGTAAAAATTATGGGTAGTTTAGCAAAAAATAATATACCTGGTTATTTTATAGATGCTGAAGGTTCATTAAATACTGAATATGCTTGTGCTATTGCTGGTATTAATGATATTGAAGAATATTTCGGTCGTAAATCACCAACCGGTAAAGGCTATGAAATTCTACCAAAAATTAGATATACAGATGAAAATGGTATGGAAAAAGTAGCTCGTTTTATGCAACGTATACTTTTAGCTTTGCCAGATAAGAAATATAGACAAGAAACTAAAAAATGGTATTATGTATTTGATGTTAAAAATAACAAGTCAGATAAAGAAAAATATGAAAAACTCAAACTCAAATATGATATGAAGCTCTATTCGGCTACCGGTAAATATTGGTGCGAAGCTCCAGATGGTAAGTTTCAAGTTGTATTCCTATTAGATTCGTTACCAGGTCTAGTTCCAGAAAATGTTGGTGAAGAAGTAAATGATAAAGGTCAAGCTATGGCAGCTGATGCTCGTGCTATTTCGACAGCAATGAAACCAATTAGAGGTTTATTAAGACGTAAGCACGCAGTATTTTTACCAATTAATCAATTAAGAGAAAAACCAGCAGTAATGTTTGGAAATCCAGAATATGAACCAATGGGTAATTTCGTAAAATTTGCTAGTGACGTTAGAAACCAATTAGATTCTAGAGTAGTTCCAGATTGGTTCCAAAGAGGAAAAATAGATGGTAAAGAGGTTTCTACTTTTGGACAAGAGCCATCAGTAGAAGGAGCTGGTTTAGATATGTATTCTTATAAGTTAATTAAGAATATAAAAAATAAAAATGGTGTAGCTTATCGTCGTGGTTGGGTTCGTATTTGGAACGAAGATTGTCGTGGTAAATGTCGTGGTTTTGATGATGTTTTTGATACTTTAGAATATCTAGAATATACAAAACAAATTAAATTGCTAAAAACCGGTGGTAGAAGAGAAATTTCTGGATTAGAAAAATTCATACCACAATTAGAAGGTAAAGTAGTAGCTTATTTAGATTTTAAGCGTTATATTTTAGGTAAATTGACCAATAATGAAAGTTTATTAAAACAATTTATCGAAAACAATAATCTTTCATTGGAAGTTAAAGATCTACCGGATATCAGATCTATTTGTTTTGATCAGATTCAAACTGGTGAAGCTTTCAATTTACTTCTGATAACGGATGAAAATACTGTAAATGAAATTCAAGATTCAGAAGATATTGAATTCGATGAATCAGATAACGTAGAAACGGATTTTGACGAAGATGATTTTGAAGGTTAATTAGATGGATCTAGCAGGTTTAGATAAATTACAATTTCTAGAGGTTAAAAGATTATATAAAGAGGCTTCTGAAGTTTATCGAAATAATTCTAAACCTGCTAATTATATTCCAACTTATATAAAGAAAAGACTCAATTTTATTATAAAAACGGAACAAATTTACTTAATTATCAATGATTTAACTGAAATTCCAAAATGTCCAATTTGCGGAAATGATTGTAAGTTTATAAATCTAACTTCTGGATATAGTAAAACTTGCGGTAATAAAAAATGTTGTGGAGAGTTATTTGGATCTAGAACTAGAGGTAAGACTTATAAAGAGATTTATGGTGATAGAATAATCAAATGCGGATTTCAGAAAGGAGATAGAAATGTTGCTAAACGGGTTGAGGTTAGGGAAAAAATTTCAGAATCAGTAAAAGCTTCATATACTCCAGAATTATTAAATAAAAGACGACAATATCTTCTTTCTAGAGAAGTTCCAATAAATCATATGAAAGGTAGAAAAATTCCAGATAAATATGGAGAATTTTTTAGAAGTACTTTAGAAGCTGAATTTTCTAATTTTTTACATGAAAATAATATAGATTTTGAATATGAAGTTCCAATTAAGATGTTCAATGGACATAAAAAGATTGTAGATTTTGTTATAGATAAGAAAATTTTTATAGAAATTTCTGGATATGCTTGGGAAGGTTGGCAAAAAGATTTTAATAATAAAATAAAAATATTTGATGATTCTAGAGATAAATATGATTCAATAGTTTATATTTTAACTTATCCAAACAATCTAAAACTATTAAGATCTTGTCTTTTAGACTCTAAAAAAGATCTATCTAAAGAATATAGCGAAAGTTTTTGTAAAGATAATGAAATTATTTATTGTAAAAAATTTTATACAGATGAGGAAATCGAAAGTATTAATAAGGTAAAATTGGAGCCTTTAAGTAATATTAATGTATTTTTTAATTCTATTTATGATACAGATGCTATTTTAAAAGATTTGAAATTTTTTAAACAAATATTATATGCAAAGGAATTTTATAATGAAGATACGAAAATTGTTTAAATTTGAAGCTGCACATATAGTTAGAAACTGCTTTAGTGACAGATGTAAAAAATCTGTTCATGGGCATTCTTATAAAGTAGAAGTTTTTCTAACAAGTAAAGGTCTTGATAATGGTCAAATGGTTTATGACTTTGGATTATTAAAACCAACAGTTGGAAAGTTTATTGATTTATTTGACCATTGTTGGCATTACTGGAATCAAGAGCCTCAAGAATTCAAAGATTTTGTCCAGAAAACAAATGAAAGATGGATTGAATTTCCATTTTCCCCGTCAGCAGAAAATTACAGTATATTTTTCTTAAAAGCAATTACGCATATTTTGAAAAATACAGAGTTTGCAAATGGAGAGAAGAAAGTTATTTGCACTGGGATTAGAGTTCACGAAACAGATACTGGCTATGCTGAATCAGAAATTGAAGATTTGAAATGGCATGACTTTTATTCATTTTCTGATATTAAGTTTTCGCCAGAATTAGAAAAAGATTTATCAACCATTAAAACATTAACAGGAGAAACTAATGGGTAAAATTACAACGGATAAATTGCCAGATATGCAGAAGACTCAAGAAGGCTTCTATAAAAAAGGCATTGAAAAAGTAGGTGTTGGTGGTATTTCAATTCTTCTTCCAATTAGAATGAAAGATGGAAGTGTTCAAAAAACAGTAGCTACAGTTTCATCTTTTTGTAATTTAGATGCTGAAACAAAGGGAATTAATATGTCTAGAATCAATAGAACGATTAATTCAGTTTTAGCAGAACATTCTTCTGGTAGTGGTTTTCAAGATTTAGAAAGATTCGTTAAAGAATTAAGGGAAGCACACCAAACACCAGATGTTTATATTAAAGCTAGTTTTCAATTGATTTTAGATGATAAATCTCCAATGTCTGATTTATATAGTCAAGAGCCTGTAGATGTAGTAATTGAAAGTCAATTTAGGGATAATGAATATAAAACATTTTTAACAGTTAAATCTACTGAAATGTCTTTATGTCCTTGTTCTAAAACAATGTCATTATTAACTAATAATATTACTGAGTCTGAAGAAGCAGAATTAAAAACTTTAAGTCCTCAACTTTATGAAAAAATTAAAAGAAGTGGTTATGGGGCTCATAATCAGAAGTCTAGAATTTCTGCTACAGTAGAATTAAATAAAACTAATGATGTTCTATGGATAGAAGATCTTAGAGATATAATTAGATCTTCTAGTTCGTGTCCATCAT